CAAAGCCAAGTTGAATAACCTTACCTGAACCACCAATGTTAATAATCTTATTATCAAAGGCTGTACCACCGTACTCAGCAATGTTATATTCAGCGATGTTGTATTCAGCAATGGCTGCATTAGCTAAACCAAACTGTCTACTGTTTAAAATATCACTGTAATCAAAGCCAAACTTTAAAGTAACTGGATAGCCTTGACCACCAATGACTGTAACTCCAACCTTCTTCATAAGCTTAATGACAGTAGGTGATTGAAAGTCAAAGTAATTGGTAAAGTATCTCATTAAGTATGAGTTAGCATTATCTTTGTAGCCAGTGTAGTATCCAATGTAGCCAGCCTTACCAAACAATAACTCTTTACTTCTAGTGTACTTCAAAGCTGTAGGGACTAATCCATCCCATGTTGTAACCCTGTTAGCACCATTAGGTAGAGGTGCTCTCATGTCAAAACAGTACACCAACTGACGAGCTGGTAGAGACAATAAATAGAAGGCTTCCTTGTCTGAGTACACAGCCTTAATCTCATCAGCATCTTCTAAGCTAATCTCAAGCACTAAGTCATCACGTACATTGGCACTTAAATCACGCATTGGAGCTGACTTCTCTTGAATGGTACGCATCAATGAACGTACACCTGAGTCAGACAAGAAGATAACATCACCACCTGTGGTAACTACTGAGTCTCTAGCTACACAGCCAATACCTGTTAAAGCATCTGATAGTGTGATATTGTTAGGATCACTAGCATTTGAATACACTAAGATCTGTCTACGACCAAAGATAATTAAGAAGTTATTGTGAGCTGCTAAGGCTATAATCTCATCAGCACCATTAGGCCACACCTGAGATACATCTAGAGTACCTGATGTACCAGTACTTAAGACATGACCTGATAGTAAGTCTGAGAACTGTACAGTACTCTTAACTGAAGCATTGTTAGCTGACCATGTACGACCATAGGCACTGATTACACAGTTGTTACTCTGTACAGTTCCTAAGTAACCAGTCTTCTCAGATACACGCTTGTACGTAGTTGTACTGACAGTAGGGTCAAACACTAAAGGTGTATGTCCAGCTTGATACATATACAGACATCCATTCAAGGGAGCCATCTGCCAGTTATCATCTGTGATTGTTGGAGCTGTACCACCACCACCATAACTGATCTGTGATAGTGTTGTACCAACTAACTTAAATAGTTTATTGTTACCAGCAGCTATGATGTATGAGTTACCTGAATTGTCTATCAGCTCAGCTATAGTCTTAACATTAGCCTCACCTAAGTCATTGTTAGTTGCATGAGAGGGAAGCCATCCCTTACGAGCACCAATACGACCAAACTTATCAATCACACAGTTGTTAGCCACAGTAGCATAACCAGCCTCTAAAGAGACTGAGCTATCCTGAGTATTCAGCCCCATGAAGCCCGGAGCTGCTACAGTTGTAGTTAAGAGCTTAGCAACCATTAGACATCAACCCAAGTAGTTTCTTCATCGTATCTGTTACGCTCAATGGCTACAGCATCTGCCAAAGCTAAGCGATACTGTTGATAGATTTCACTGAAGGCAGTACCTCCATCTTCACCTCGTTCACCAACAGCTTTAGCGTATGCCAGCATCTGTACTAGGTGAGGAGGAACTTTTAATAGGTCAGCATTGGCACTGAGGTCAACTTGAGGAATAACTAATTCAAACCTCAATGAATAGACACCATCAGGTTGAGGCCATATATCTACCTGAGTATCATCGTTGGAGATACCACTGTAGTTATAGTATATTGGAGCTGCATTCTGTGTAGTACCAATGTAGTACTGTCTATTCATCCAATTAGTAGGTACTGACCTCATAGGTACATCTTCAGTGTCATTCAAGACATCCACTGTCCTGAACCTCTGACCTGAACCTGTTAAGGTATAGTTACGAGTACTAGCTACTGTAGATAACACAATAGTCTGTGTTAAACAGTTCCAATCGTAAGCATCCTCAACTTCCCTTTTAGCATCGTTAACAAAGACTCCAATTAAGGAACTATAAGGAGTATCTCCCACTGACGATACTTCAGTTTCTCTCAATCGTATAAGTACGTTGTTAACCAACTGTAGATATGTCGTAGCCATCAATATTCCTTATATCTTTATAGTAATATAGTAACACACTTTTACTAGCTTGTCAAGTGTTTTTATTACTTTTTCTTACGTTTCTTAGCTTGCTCAGCCTCTGACATAGCAATGGCAATGGCTTGCTGGCGAGACTTCACCACAGGGCCACCTTTACCACTGTGAAGAGTACCTTCTTTGTATTCACCCATAACCTTCTTCATCTTGTTCTTAGCTGTTCTCTGACCACGTGTAGGCATATTCATGATGTTATTTCACTCCATTAAATCTATTGTCGATAGCTAACCAAATAGCTCCAAAGAAAGCACCTATGATAATGATAGGTTTAACAGCTTTAGCGATCCATTCAAGTACCATAAAAGCACCTGCTGCAGCATTAAAGGCTTTAACAACCTCCTGAGTATTCTTCTCTATGTTATCTACCTTGGACTCTACAGCCAGTAGGCGATCATAGATGTGCTCGTGAGTTACTTCATCCTTCATCATGGCTCACCTGTAGTCACAGGAGCAACAACAGCTAAGAATTCATCCATAGTCGTAACCGCAGTAATAGCCGCCTCTTTAGCAGTACAGTCAGCAATAATCTGCGCCCTTTCAGCAATCACTTCAGCAGGAATATCAACCATACGCTCAAACTTACGCCATACATACCAATCGGTACTTGCAAGTTGTGAGTTAGCAGATGCTTTGACTTGAGCAATCCATTGTGACTTTAAGCCCTTAGTTGTTACTGGCTCAGTAGCACCCTCTGGTGTTTCAGTCACATCCTCCAAAGCCTTGGGTGTGTTGGTGTAGGTGCGGGTGACCACATTGCCGTTAACTTCGTAGTGGGAGAAAGTCACCCAATAAAAGCGTTGGTCTTTTTGCTCACCTTCAACCACTTCTAAAGCACCTTGCTCAACAGCAAAAGCATGATTCGGGTTTGAGGTGTCAGGAAAGAGAATTGCTAGTTCACCAACTTGGGTGACTGCGTTGTTTTCAATGAGTGCGTACATGAGTTACCTCGCTAAAGAATATTTAAATGGGTTTTCGGCAAATGCCATGTAGATGTAAGTAACACCACTACCATTCCAAGCAGAATCAGAATTTCGCCATTTGAAGCCGTTACTTAAAAAGTCTTGTTGAGTAAAACCTGATGTTGCTTCAGCATCGCTTGTGTTGGCGTTTATCCTGTGGTCATTGACATTGTAAGTATCTCGCTTGTTGTCATTTATCCACCAAGCACCAGCCGCACTAGATGGTTTTACCATTACATAAGCGGGTCTAAATCCTGTGTAGATAAATGGCCCATCAGCAGAACCATTACCTGTGTAAGTGCCAAACGCAGAATAACCTGCTATGGGTGCAAAGCAATAGGCTACTTGCGTGTTTCCATTGTTATCGTTGTATTGAAATACAGATGAAGTTGGTGCGCTGTACCCAATGCTTGCAAATGCGGCTGTTGAATTTAAAGCCCCATATTGCATTGAGCCGTTGATAATGTCAGTCATAGTAATCCAACTACCAACACTATTTCGCCCTTTTACAATAACCAAAGATGGCTTTACACCAAGTCCATGACCAACAGTTTTTGTTGTTCCATCTGCTGTAAATGTAACTACTGAAAAGCCAGATGTTGTGTTGGCAGAAACAGTTGATGTAATTTGCCCTGCTGTGTTAGATGAGCCAGAGCCGTTGGCTTTCCAGTTCCATGCGACATAGGTAGTCGTGTTAGCGTTAACCCTTGGGCCACCATTTAAACTAAATCCATCTGAATTAAACGATGATAAGTAGCCGTTTGAATCGTTAGTTGTTTCAGCGTCTGTTGCATTTGTATAAAGAGATTTACCAGCACCACGAACAGCATCTGTTACTAGATTTGTATAAGCCGCATTTCTGGCTTTTAACCAAGTCCAATCAGGCTGAAAGCCAACACCAGTTACAGACAGACTTGAGCCATTACCCGTGTACAAAACTGGATTAAAAAACTTACCCGCTTGCGTAGCCGTAGTCGCCCCAATCGTAGGCGTTGGCAAGTTCTGTGTGCAAAGTGCTTTGAAGCCACTTGGGGCTGTGTAGGCAAATGGGCGTTGACCAAAGTTGGCACTATAAGATAACGATGCCGAACCCGAACCATCACGCCATGATGGAGATACATTTATTGACGCAGTTGCATAAGTAATTGCGCCTTGACTTGTACCATTTTTGTAAAAAGTTACTGTGCCAGCATCAACGTCAACAGCAGTACCAATAATGTCCGTGTTGCCATACGAAGCACCATAAGATGACGTTGTACCATCTACTTGTTTAGTACCATCACCTATATATCTCACAATATTTGTGATTGACCCGCTTGTGCTTGAAACCACAGTTTCAATACCTGAATAGGATGTTCCAGTATTGGTTTGCGTATATTCCCAATACCATTTACCGCTATTTGGGATATTCATTGTTGCGTAAACAACACCGCCATTTGTAGTCCCTGTATCGCCATCCAAATTGCCATTAGATGTCGTGCCTACTACAACAGACAAAGGATTCAGCGTAGCGTAATTCCCCCGCACAGTACCACCCACACCAGTATCAGTTCCGTATGATATTGGCACATCAACCAATGAATCGTTGCCAATACCTGTAGAAACGCTAAAGCCGTTAGGTGTCCAGTTGTTGCCGTTACCTGAGTAGTCTTTACCCAATGTAGCGGCTGTGGTGTTACTGTTGTCTGAGAAGTTCAGATAGAAGCCGTTAGTGCCGTATGAGCCTGAGTAGGCTTTAGGTTGCCACACGCCTGTCTGTGCGTTTGTTTCACCAAATGATGATGGGGTTAGGGCTTGACCGTCAATCAAATTGACTTCAGTCATGTAGCCATTAAAATAATAACTTGCCGATGTTTCTCTACCAATATTTTGCGCTGAATTATTATTGATTGAGCCATCAAAGTTTTGCGTTGGATAAGTTCCAGACAATGTTATTTGTGACCCATTGATATAAACTTTTACTCGGTCTGTGCTTGTTGCTTGAGTGGTGTCTTGCGCCACAACAACGTGATACCAAGCCGACACATCACGATAAACAGCAGTTGAAGTTAATCGAGTGTATGTTGCACCCTGACCAACATCAACCCAAAAAGTATCATCAGCAAAATAACCAATCTTTGACCCAAATGTGCCACCATCAGCAGACATTAACTGAGGATAATTTCCACCACTTAAAGCACTGCGTTTAACCCATGCACTAAATGTCCAAGTTCTACGATTTCCCGCACTCGCAGGAGTACGATTCAGATAAGCAGAGTCAGCACTATTAAAGCGCAAACTGCGTGAGATTTGATAGCCGCCATCGGAGACTTGTGTTGTGTTTGAACTAAACATTTATATCCTTAGACTGTGTAGTTCTGTCCAGCCACACTTCCAAGCCAACTCGATGAGTCAATGGCTGTAAAGACAAACTTATCTGCCTTAGATGCTGTAGCTGTAATAGTTGGTGCAGTACCAGCAGGCCACTTCACAGAGGCAGGCCATGTCACAGTGCGTGAGCCAGTGCCATCTTGCTTTTGTATCAATGTCAAACTCTTACCCGCTACTGGAGTTGGGAATGTGTAGGTGATATTGCCACCAAGGGTAATGATTTGCACAGACCCGTTTGCCAAGTCCAATGTAATTGTTGACGTAGGCGTTGAACTAAACACTTCTTCTGTGTAGCCATTGGTAAATGTGCCAGCTTCTACAGTCTTAGAAGTTAATGTTTGAGTATCTGTTGTACCTACGACAGTACCTGATGGAGCTGTCTTTGTAGCCCATGTATCTAAGTCAGCATCCCAAGCTTGTACGTTAGTACCAATAGCCACACCTAAGTTAGTACGAGCTGTAGCTGTATTGGTTAAGTCAGATAGGTTGTTAGCCTTAGACAGATAATCAGCACCTGAGACATAAGCAGCTACCCAAGCTGAACCAGTGTACAGCTTCATAATCTGAGATACACTGTTGAAGTACAGAGTACCAGCCACTAGAGCATTACCATCGTTATCCACTGATGGATCTGCTGTTTTAGAACCTAAGTAACGATCATCAAAATTATCATAGGCTGTCAGAGTAGCATCACGAGCAGCTTCAGCAGCTGTCTGAGCATTTGAGGCACTGGTAGCACTGCCTGATGCAGCTGTAGCACTTGAGGCTGCGTTTACAGCGTGATACTTAGCTGAGTACTCACCACCAGCTACAGTACCTGAAGTCTTAGTAGCCCAATCGTTAGCCAATGTAGCTGAAGATGCTGCCTCTGTAGAGTAGTATCTAGCTGAGTACAGAGTACCGTCTACAGTAGAGCCAGTCTTAGTAGCCCATTCCTTAGCTGCACCTGCACTGTTTGTAACACCTGTACCACCGATAGACCAAGCTTTAGAGGAATAATCAGTTGAAGCTACTTGACCTGTAGTCTTAGAAGCCCATTCACTTGACAGTGTTACATTGGATGCACCTGTGGTAATCAATCCATCGACATAACCTTTAGTGGATACATCTGTTGAGCCTGATGGACTACCCATGCCTGTGATAGAACCACCTGTAATCGCTACAGCGTTAGCTTCTTGATTACCTAGAGAGCCAACAACCTTAACGATTGTACTACCACTCTTGGTGTATAGTTTCTTATCTGTGGTGTTAATTGCAAGCTCACCAGCTACTAAGTCACCCGCTACAGGGACTGCTGAGGCTGTACTGCTATTCTTTGTAATGATCGTTGCGGTCATCTAAGTTATTCCTTCTTATGCGTAACCAAGTTTAGCGTAAGCAGCTGCTATGTCAGCAGGGCTTACACCGTAAGTTGAACCTGCCTGTTGAAGTGCTGATAATGAAGAACCCGGTCTAGCTGCCAACTCAGCAGCCAAAGCTTTCTCAACCACTGATTGCTGACCAACTTCATCGGCTGCTCGATACTTCTGTATCTCTTGAATGGCAGTTTGATAGTCAGTTGGATTAGCTGCTATGTTATAGAGAGTACCAGCATCCACAACACCAAAGTTAGGGTTGTTGTTAGCAAACAAGCCAGTAGGGTTTAACTGGTTATAAGCATTCTGTATCTCTTCAACAGGAATGTTAGTTGCTGCTGCAACTGCTGCTGGGTTAGTGCCTGTAGCATCCATCCTAGCTACAATGTTAGCGTATGCTGTAGCTGGGTTCTTTAACTCTTGACTAATTACATCTGTAATCTCAGTCTTCATTGCTGGTAAGTAGTAGCCTTGACCTCTCAAGTAATCAATGTCCTTCATACCTAAGTTGAATGTGCTCATGAGTTGCTCAGTAGTCATACCAGCATTGAGAGCACCAATAAGAGCTTGTTTAGTGTCAGCTACATTACCAGACCTATAAGCATTCATCAAGGATGTCATTGGGTCAACTAACTTAGCTGGAGTCCTAGTAATACCATCAGATTTAGTTACTTGTTTAGCAATAGCTGTATTGGCTGTATCAGTACCTGACATCATGCCTGAGTCACCACCGTACCATGCAGCTAAGTTAGAGACAACATCACGAGGCATACCCGGTAATGCTTGATTGTATGCGCCTTGAACTCTTGAGAAGTAATCAGCATTGTACTGTGGAGTGCCTTGTGTAGGGATTGACACACCAGCTGCTGTTGTAGTTCCTCCACCTGCATTGGAAATAGCATTACCAGCACCTAATAGCCCAGCAACACTTATACCAGCCTTAGCTAAGTTAGCTATCTGTGCAGCTGTAAGACCTGTAGTTGCTGCTGTAGTTCCACCTGCAAGCAATCCAGCATCTGCTAATGCTTCACCAGCAAAAGCTTCAGAACCTGCCGCACCTGCAGCACCAGTACCAAACAATGAACCACTAAGAGCACCGGGTAAAGCAAATGTTAGTGCTGAGCCAGCTAAGAACTTTAAGAAGTCTTTATTAGCATTAACTTCTTGCTGAGTTCCTGAACGTGTGAAAGCACCTGTAGGATCATACTGATTGTAAGTACCACCAACTTTGTTTTGCTCAGGTGTGTAACCATAGATGTCTTGTAAAGCACCTTGTTGTAAAGTTTCACCTGAGCCTGTATCAGCCCAATTACCTTGATAGATAGTACCGTTCAGATTGACTGTATTACCACGACCTGCAGCGATAATCTGCTGTATCTGCTCAGGTGTCAGTGCTTGAGGAGCTGCCATGATTTATTCGCCTTTTCTGTATAATTCAAACGTGTTGATAGTATTCATTGTTGAACCAGTTTCAGACGTTGCACGAACTTGATCGCCCTCTTCAAGAACAATATAAGCACCATCGTTAAACTTAATAAACTGAGTTGGGCTTAAAACATAGTTATCTAATACGAAAATCTCAGTTGCTGCACTTGAGTCATACCACACAACATCAATAAACTTATTATTACCTGAATGGTTTACAACGTAACAAAGAGGCCACCTAGCATAGTAACCAGTAGGTACTGTGAAAATAGTAGTCTGCGTTGCAGCAGTAAGAACATTACCCGTCGATACTGGTTTCATCTTGCTTTACTGTTTTCTTAGTTACTTTAGGAGTTTCAACTACTACTTCAACTACTTCCCGTACCTCCGGTACTTCAGTGTATCCAGTGTGTTTACGCATTTCAGCAATCTCATGCTCTTGGAAGAACTCTACTGTGTTACCTGATTGAATACATTTAAATTTCATTTGCTGTTACCTTTCTGATGTACTAAAGAGTAATACATTAAAAAGGCTCCCTACTCCTCGTGAGAGTAGAGAACCCTTAAGCTACTTAGACGGGAACCACAAGGGCAACGCCACCGTAGTTACGCAACTCAGCGCAACCGTACAAAGTATCAGCTGTGAACAATGTACCGAGGTACTCTTGTTTGTACTGAGTCTGTGAACGGACACCAACTTGCTCCACCAGAACCATAGAGTCCTTGTGAGCCATCAAGCACACACGACCCAAGCTAGTACCGGAACCGTCAGCAGCAGACTTAGCTGTGCCAGCATTGGACGAAACGTAGACTGGAACACCATAGATGTCACCAATCATGCCGTTACGGATGCTGTTAGCAGAACCAGCTTCACCAACGCTGTTGAAGGTTGTAAACTCAGACAAGCCCAAGATAGTGTTACGTACATTTGGGGGAATCAAGAAGAAGCGGTTGTCCATAGGAACATCGCTGTCATCAAGACGCTGAATTGTACGACGAATACCAGCAGCTGTCAAAGCTGAAGCATTACCAGCACCAGAGGAAGCTGAGTAGTCAAAAGCTGTAGAGCCATCACCACCAATGAAAGCACCAGCGTAGCGGAAAGTACCCGCACCAGCTGTTGAAACATTGAACTGTTGACCCAAGTTCACCAAGTCAGTATCAACTTGCTTACCCAAAGCATAACCAGCATCATCAGTGTAGAACTGACGGAGGCTAGACAATGCCTGAGCTTCAACGATGTCCTCAATCAAACGAGAATATTCGTAGTGCTTGTTGATAGAGACAGTTACTTCTGATTCAGTAGCTGCAATCAATGTAACTTGTGTAGAAGCTGCCTTAGCAGAAGCAGAGCCACGTGCAGGGACTGGAATGTGAACTACGTCACCTTTCTTGCCCTTGAAGCTCATCTTCTTAACTAGGTTAGCTGCAACCAAGCTCTTTTTGTAAGCCGCAACAATCTCATCACTCCATACTTCTGGAATAAACGTTGCTGCGGTCGTACTCGTTACGTGATCTGTTCCTAATGCCATTTTAAAATTCTCCTGTGAATTTGTGAATTAAATTAATATTTACTTTACCCTGCCTTCAGAGTACGCAGCCATAATTTCAGGTTGCAGTGCCTCATAACGGTCAGGATCTTGCATACGTAGCCGGATAAGGTCGGCACGACGATATACTTTCTTAGAAGATTCTCCAGTTCCCCCAACATCGACACCAGCTGCTTTCAGATTCTGTTTGCGAACAGCGTTACCTGCATCAGTAGTTTGTTGTGTCTTAGATGTACGGATCTGTTTGAATGTTGAGAGCAGTTCATCAGCTGCATTGAAATCATAGTTGGCATCTGCCATTGCGTAGATATTAAGTCTCATGGGAGAGGCTTTAACCCACTCAATAAACTCACCATCACGTACAATATCTGCAAAGTCAGGATGCTTCTTGTTGAGCATTGCGTGTGTCTGAATTTGCTTTAACTGCTGTGATGCCTGTTTAGCGGCAATTACGTCTGGATGATTTGCAACAGCACGATTAACGTGACTCTGCGGATCTTCAAAGAAATCAATCTCTTGTGGTGGGTTCTCCACCGCTTGTGGTTGAGCTTGTTGTTGAGTCTTTTGAGATAAGCTTTGTTTAATTAGATCATCAGCTAAACGCCTAACTTCACCAACTTCCTGTGCTTGCCTACCGATTAGCTTTTCAGCCTCTTGGTGCATACGAACAATATCTTCGAGATTCTTCCCTTTGTATTTCTCAGGGATCTCTTGGGGTTGTTCTGGTGAAGGTTGTTGAGTCTGTCGTGCACTTGAGGACTCTTGTTGTTTAAAGTCTTCAGCTTCGATCTCACTAACGCTACCTAGTTCCTCATTACTATCAATTAAAGCCATACCTAACCTTTCCCTGTCCACGTAAACGATGGATTACAGGATTAACTTAAAAATAGAATTGGGTTGCCTGAATAGCTATTCAGATCCTCTCTTTTGTTCCTGCTTGAGCCTGTCAGCTCTCACAGCAGCCCACTTAGCCGTTGCACCGGGGAAGTCACCAGATATGGCATCTAACCCAATGGTAGGAGTTGAAATGAGCCTGATAGCGTCCTTACTACATACCTTACATTTAGCAGTGGTATGATCGCTATCTACCAGCGATTCAGTTACGTGATTGTTGGTACATAAAAAGTTATACAGACGTTTCATCGCAAGTCTCCCTGCTTATCCTGTAAATCCTCATATACCTTCTCACACACAGCCTTACGCCCTAAAACCAATTCAAGAATATCCAACTGTCCTTTACGATAATGAAGTGTTTGTGTATCGTTGACAGTAGAAATATCGTTTAAACTAGCCTTAATCTCTTCAAAGTCTTCAATTAAGAAGTCCCAACCCTTAGTACTCATGGTATTAAAGGTTTCTTCGTAATACTTTTGTAAATCAGGGGCCATTTGGCTTATCCCTCCATGTAATACTTAAACAATAGTGTTATTGTAGCATAAAAACAACACTTTGTCAAGTCTTTTGTTAACTATTTATTGCTTTCTTTGTCTAGTCATCATCTGAAGGCTTGCAATACGCTCATTTGAGGCAATATCAGCAGCTTTCAGGTTAATAGTCTTCTCTTTAAGCATCATGTCAGCCAGTTTTAGACGCTTTTCAAAGTCATCACCACTGTCTAAGTTGGTAGATGCTGCTTGAACTAGCTTTACACGCTGCTCTTCAGGGATCATCTGAGCTTCAATCATGGTTTTCTGAGCTTCAGCTGACTGTTTCTGAGCTTTGGACTGCAGATCAGCCACCTGAGCCTGTGCCAGCTCCATTGCAGCCTGTTGTTGCATCTGTGCAGCTTCAGCAGCCTGTGGGTTAGGTTGAGACATTTGATCCAAAGCCTTCATGAGTTCACCACGATTAGACAGGGAACTGTTCTGGAGGATACCTTTGAGGATCAATGGCAGTACTGGGGTGTTGGGGCCTAAGGTCTGCAACAAACCAATCATCTGTTGTTGTTCAAACTCTCGTGCCAAGATACCCAATGTAGCTGTAGGTACGAATGTCATGTCAACTGATGGATAACGCTCACTGTCAAACTGCATATATCTGAATGCAGCTTTGTTGATGAACGGTATCATGAAGTCTTCTTGGAAGTTACTCAAGGTACGCTTGTACTTCTTGATGATGCCAGCCATAGCCATTGACATACCACCAGCACCTGCATCACGAGGTACGTTGGAGGGCATACCTGCGCTGTCAACTGTGCCTGTAGCTTGCAGGAGCATACGCTCAAAGTTCTGCGCTGCTGCAGCTGCATTGTTGTCAGTCTGACCGAACTTGAAGGGATACAAGATCTCAGATGGTGCACCATTGGTCAAGATAGCCTTACCGGGTTTAATCTCAAACTTAGCACCACGTGGGAGCCTTGTAGCATCCATTGCGATCATTGGTGCTGTAGTAAGAGCCAAGGAGTCCATGTGAGCACGAAGCTGACCATCAATAGCTTTCTGCATATTGTAGGCTTTCTCAGCTGTACCTCGACCCCAGAAACGTCCGGGGACTGTATCATCTTGGTAGGCAATGACTGGACGATCCTTCATCATGTAAGGATTAGCTTCAGCCTTCAACAGGATTGAGTCATTGGCAATAACGACAATAGCCTCAACCAAGTCTGAGTAGTCATCAGCTGTGGAACCTTCAGGGAACAGATCAGCATACTCAGTTGCTGCTTCTTCACCGTCTAAGTACTCTTTAGGAACTAGACCGTAGTATGTAATCAGCTTAACCTTATCATCTTGGTAGGTCTTCAAGTCTTGGGTTACTTCCAAGTCTTCATCCTCTGCTGCAGTGGTGATATCGACCTTCTTATAAATACCTCGCTCAATACCTTCAACAATCTTGTGAATGGATACGTACTTCTCGATAGCAACGCCCAGAGCATCGTCAATGGAATCAGCATTAGGATCAATAAGGAAATTCTTAGGGTTAACTGGTTTAATCTTGACCGCAACTCTATCTTTCTCTTGAACTCCAATAGCTGCTGCATTAGCAATGCCGGGAATCGCTTGAGTAGCTGGAATGTATTGCTTCTCAGTCTTAACAATGATCTCACCAATACCTGTACCATATATTTCAGCCATCAACTCAATCTGGTCAATAGCTTTCTTAATCTTGTCTCTCTTAAAGTCTTCGTGAAGTTGAACCTTAATTTGTTCAACATCTAAGGGATTACCATCTACATCTAGAACGTCATCTGAGATGTCAAAGAATTCACCTTGACCGAAGATAGCTTCCATGATCTCAGCGTGACGAGTCTCAATGGCTTGCTGTGTAGCTGGAGAGATGATGCGTGAACGCTCTGACTCTCTCCCCTTGT